GTTTGCCACGTTTGCAGCGTAGGCTTGGGCGTTAATGCTGTTAGCAATTGTGTCTTTGCCAAATAAGTTAGCAACTAAACCAGCAGGGAGGCCCGTTGCCAAACCAATTCCAGTAGCCAAGCCGCCAACAATGCCGGGGCTTACGTTTGCAGACTGAGTAAGTCCAGTGCCATCAATACCAGCTCCACCAGTTGAACCAGTTGCATTAGAGCCTCCACTGCCATCATTGTTTGAGATTGTGTCTATTACGTCTGTAACCGTTGGCTTTGCGGTGTAATCTGCAATGTTAAACGCGCCAGGCTTAAACGTCATTCCAGGTTGTGTAACAGGAGTAAACGCCGCCTGTTGGAAAGTCATGGAAGGATCAACAAAGCGGTTAGCTCCGTACATCCCTTGATTTTGTACTGGCTGCATATATTGAGGCGCAGCATTTTGTTGGCTGTACTGGCTTTGGATTCCAGAAAGAATCTGGTCAAGTGTTAGGGAAGATGGCGCAGATTGACCAACTCTATTCATTCTCAGGATAGCTTGCAATTCTTCATAGGTCATAAGTTACCCCGGAATTTCAATGTTTGATGTGATGCCAGCACCGACCTTCATGGCCTTCAATTGAGCTTCGGCTTCAAACTCTTGTTGCTTCATGACAAAGTGCATATTCATCTTTTCACGCTCAAGCTGAAGTTTTGAGGCTTCTTTCTCACGCATGATTTCCAACTCGGCAGCGGCCTTCTCACGCTGAAGTTGCAACTCAAGAGCCGCCTTTTCACGCTCAAATTTCATATCAGCTTGCATCTTGGCTTGCTGCATTTGCATATCGGCTTGGAACTTAGCTTGTTGCGCTTGAATCTCAGCTTGAGTCTTTGCCATGTACGCTTGCACTTCAGGCGACATTTGTGGCTCTTGTTGTTGTTGAGGCGTAGACAGTTGCTGGTCTTGCTCTGGGCTGATCGGCTTGAAGAACTCAGCAGAATCCTTAAAGCCAGCAGCTTCAACCATGCGGCCAAGAGTGCCACGATACTGACCAAGGCTCACAAGCGGGTTAGCTGGCCCGTACTGAGCAATCATTTGCTCTTGCTTTGCCATGACCATCTGCAGCATTGCCATTTGCTGATCGCGGTTGCCGTTACCCAAGCCCACGTTAATTGAGATGTCAAACTTGTTAGCCCAGGTGCGGGGGTCAACAGTTACATACCCGCCACGCAAACGAATGATGCGCTCTTTCTGCTGGTACTTGCTAACCAAGTGCATGATGCCTTCGAAAAGCTCTTTCACGCCTGATTCAGCAAAGATACGGGCAATCAGTTCAATCTTGCCAGAGCCAGCTTGTTGCATTGCAGCAACGGCAGCAGCAGTCACGTTTTGCAGGATGTTTGCATCAAGACCTTGCGACAACTCTGTCACGCCAGTGCGCTTTGCTTGAACAGAATCCAAGTATTGCAGCATTGGGAACGACTGTGAGGCCATGTTTTGAACGACCAACTGAGACACAGCACCTTGAGACTTGGTGCGGATAACGCCACCAGCGGTAGAGGTCAGCAGGTCATCAAGATTAACCTGGCCTTCAACAGCCGTTACTCGGGCATTGTTGGTCAGATACATATTGTCAAGCATCTGACGGGTAACAGTTGTCTTTGTCAGTTGCAGGTCAACAGTGCGGTCAGCAAGCGAGTTGCCAAAGAACTTGTGCGGAATTGGCAGAGGGCAGACTGAGTAGAAAGGAACGTAGTCCGTTTCTTCGTCACTCAGAATGTCGTTGCCAGCGTAGAAAACTTGATGCAACTCAGCAATGCCGTCTTCGTCAGCATCGTAGTAGATATAGCACTCAAACACTTCAATCTCTTGCATTGAAGAATCGTTTGGCTCTGTGTCGTATGGCTGTTCACCGGGAGCGAATCGAGCGACTCGTTCTGGCGTGTAAGCCAAAGCATCACCTGTTGGCAAGCTGTTCACAACATCGTCAGCAAAGCCCATTGCAATCAATGCGCTACGGGTAATCATCCGGCGATGTGCCACGAATGGCGAATCCTTGACCGTGCGGCCAGATTTGGCAATCAGGAATTCTTCAGGCGGAATGTTGGAAATCTTGACCTTGCCAGAGTTAAGAACCTTCTTGATCTTTACGTCATGGATGCTATACGTAGCTGGTGCGCCTGTTTCGTCAAAGACAGGATTCCCCATCGGGTCAAGGATAGGATTGGTAACAGTGTCTTGTTCTACAACCTCAATGCTTTCGTCCTGAAGCATCATGGCTAGTTCGTCATCAGAAAGACCTTCGTAGGTTTCTTTCGTAACGTCTTCTTTGTCTTCCCAAACAGCTTTAACAATACCGTTCTTTTGAAGCAAGGCATCAAAGAACCAGTCGTGCATGATGATAACGCCGGGGTTATCTTTCAAGAAGATGTAGTTCAGGTAATCAGTTGCTTGCTTTGCACCAGCCTCATCGCCTGGGCCAACAGGGTCAGCAACAACAATCTCATCAGAGCCGGTAAAGATACGAATCAAAGCAGGCAAAGCGCCATCAATGGCTTCAGCTACTTCGCCAGTAACCATAGAGGACTTGCCCTCGACCTCGTTACCGTATGGCTGACGCAAATAGGCTTGGAGAGCCTGCTTACGCATTTCAACTGTTTCGCTTTCAATAAAGCCGATAGAATCGTCCACGGCTGCTTGGACTGCGGCTTTTAAGCTATCTTTGCTCATAATTTACCTTATTGAACTTGTACACTAACCTGCATAACAGCAAGTTTTTTTGCAAGATTTCTGGCTTTGTGCGCTTCAGACATCTTGCGCTTTGTTTCTTCAGAATGTTTAATCCCTTTGTGGGCTTCTGATAAATTCTTTTTAGCTTGCTCAGAAAACTTCATTCCAGTTCTAGCAATTCTACTTTTTTCCACGGCCTCTGGGGACATTTTTCTACCCATAAGAGATTTAGACCGCTTGGCCTTTACTTCTTCAGATTGTTTCTTTCCTGTAAGCGACTGACTAATTTTTTGTCTAGTAGACTCATTGCGTTGCTTGCCATAGCTGAAGTGCTCCAAGCCACGCTTAATGCGCTTTTCAATCAACTCTTGAGATTGTTTTTTGCCTTTTTGCGCCTCACTCATGCGCTTCCGGGATTCTTCAGAAAGCTCTTTGTTGTACTCTCCACCATTGGTCAAATTGTAGCCATTGCGAAAAGTATCAAAGACAGCAATCCAGTGCTGTTCACGCATATCTAAATGGTCTTTTGAGCATTCTTCAATGATTTGCCAAGAAAAAGCGTCCACGCCATGCTTTTGCATTGCGCTGTAAATTGCGCTTCGTCTTGCTCCAGTGTTTGCCCAAGACTTGTGTTGAATCCACCGGCGATGTACGTCTTTTGAAATGCCGACATAAGACTTCCCACTTGCAATGTGAGTGATCTTATAAACTCCGCATATCTTGGACTGGCTCATCTTTGACCTTTGGTGGTCGCCCGACCTTTGGGCGTTCTTGTGATTGTAACGCCTTTACCACATTTTCAAGCATTTCTATGCGCTTTTCAAGCTCATCCACCCGTTTGGCGTTAGTAATATCACCTTGTCGCATCATGAACATTTAGACCACCCATTTAGGAGTTTTGTTAATAGACTTGCCCCAAGTCCCGACATTCTCGTCAAGACCAACGGCAACATACCGCCAAGCGTCAGCAGCGTGTGAGTGCTGGTCGTGCAATGGCTTATTGCTAAACATCTTAGTGTTTGCATCAACGTCATAGCGGTAATGGCGCAAGTTCTGCAAGCCATCAGCGCACTTTGTTTCGTCAAAGAACGCTCGGTTCATCAATGTTCTAGCAGCGTTAATACCGTCAGCAACCGATAGTTTTGGCGTGATTCTGATTGGTTTGCCCATACCCTCAAGAATGTCTTTGACAGATTTGCCCGTCATATTCTTGTGTTCAGCATCATGCGGCAACCACCAATCCTTGTAGATATATCCCTTGTCTTGCAGCACCTGGGCGTAATGGTCAATAGTTTTCTGGCAGTTCTGGTAGAAGTCAATCACCCGTATCTCGCGGCCAGCAATGACTTGAACGAACCAAATCGAGGTCATGTCCGCCCATCCTAAGTCCCAGAAGGTTTGCACAGGGATAGACTTATCCACAATCAAGTCTTTGATTCGGCTTTCCTCTTGGGCTTTCCTTAGTTCGTTAGCGTACACAGCGCCATCAAGCATTTGGCGTGTGTGCCCCTCCCAGACGTTTAGGTAAGAATCGATGTTCTTTACCTTCAGGTCTTCCATCTCATCCTTTAGGACTTGAGGGAACCAAGGGTTATCAGACCAGTTTACTTTAGCGACTTTGGCCTTTGGTGGAGGGTTGACCACGAAACGCTTATAAGTCTCGTCTGTATCCAGGTCAGGGTTAAACGTCACCCAAATCTCGGAATCAGGCTTGCGGATAGTTGGAATCAGCGTTTCCCATGAAACTTTGGATACGGCTTGGCCTTCTTCTATCCAGCAAACATCCACGCCCTCAAACGACTTAATTGAGGTGACGTTGTGCTTCAAACCTGCAAAGCTGAACTCCGAGCCGTTCTTTCCGTAGATAGCCGTTCGCTGTACGTCAAAGAAGGATTCAAGGCCCATTACCTTAATCTGATCGCCAAGCAAAGCAATCACAGAATCAGAGATTGAATTCTGTAACTCACGGGCGCAAAGGATTCGAGTCTTCTTCTGTACGGCAATTGTTATCAACGCACGGGCAACAGACCAAGACTTAGATGAACCACGGCCACCATAGAGAATCTTGTATCGGTGCGGCTCAAACAAGAATCCCAGCTTTTCAGGGAAATCCAGTTCAAGATTCATTCGGCTTGACCAGTTTGATTTGGATGCTTGAAATCTCTACTGGCCCACCACCGTCACCTGTTACCTCAGTGCGGTTTAGCTTTGGCGTAGCGTATTCAGCCATTTGGGCCAGAAGTGTCAAAGCGCCCTTGGGGTCTGCCTTCAGTTCTTTCTCGACACTTCCTTCGGCAACCTCTGTAAGCCACTTAGAGACGTTTTCAGCGTTATCCTCTAGCAACCTACTGACAGTCTCTCTGAACGTCTTGGTGGCCTTGTTAACGCTTCCCGGCGGCCTTCCTCTGCCTCGGTTGGTTAAGTTTGCGGAATTGTCGCTCTCTAATTTATTCATCTTGGCTTGACTCCCGTAGGTTGGTCAATGTTGGTGCAGACTCACGTCAGCGGGTTGTTAATCTCACTTCTTTTTGTTGCGCTCAGAAATAGCCTTGGCTTTTGCCTTAGCGTCTGTCTTTGAACTTGCGCCCCATGCTTGAAGGCTTTGCAGCAAACGTGTAGGGCTTCCATCTGGTTTGCGCTCTGGCCCCGGCATATTGCCCATACGCGCCAAGAACGATGCTCTACGGGGATTGTCGCCAGATTTAACAGGCGGTTTTAGGTTGCTACCAGGATTGGCTGCCTCATAGGACTTGCGGCCCTTTTCATTCAGCCCACCTTTGGCACTTTTGCCCTCGTTACGTGTCCAAGCGGCTGTCATTTCTTTGCAGTCTTAGCAGCAGCCTTGAAAGCAGCAGCAGTAGGCGCACCCTTAGTTCCGGGCTTTCTCATGCGCTCGGGGGTCTTGCCAGCTTCTTTCTGCTTTTCAATGCGCTCACGCTTTTTTGCAATGTTTGCATATAAGCCGTTCATTTCTTGCCTTTCGGTTTGGAGAATTTCATAGCCATTGACTGCCAGCCCCTTGATTCAGCTTGCTTACGGGCTTGTTCGGCCAGTTTCTTGGCTTCCTTAGAGTTTGGCATTTGTGAATTTGTAGTTC